GATCAATATGTCCGATGACAGCGTTCTCAGCCCGGAGAGGAGAGTTATAGGCTTTCTTAGTATGATGGATCCGGATATCGACCTCATAGATCGTATTACCTTTATACGCCTGGAGTCCGATCAGCTGAGTGAGTAGTTTAACGATGAGTTTAAGCTGAGCAATCTTAAACGTGAGCGTCTTATTACGCCGCTGGTATACCGCATCAGCAAGATGATCAGATATCTTATCCCAGACCTCATCGTATTTATAATTCTCATCTTTCCAGTACCGCTGACTATGTACGACGTCAGTATCAAAGTCCTGGACTCCGAGTACGACCTCGAGAGAGACTCCAGTATTTTCTTTAATAAACTCATCGACAAAGTGGAGGACCTCATGCTCTCCAGTATCTTTAGCATAACGCTGACGAGTAACTCCGACGTGATACGTGTTAAATATCCGACCGAGCTTAAATCCTTTGAGTCGATACTTACCTTGCTCGTAATACTCCTCAGAGACAAAAAACTTGACCGCATCGACGTCAGTCCCATGCTTTTTATAAATCCTCTCAGTGTGAGTAAAGACATACGCATCGCTAAAGTATTTACGACCTCGACGATCAGCCCACTCGATCTTACTAGCGTCAAAACCCTCGACCGTAAAGATACAAGAGTGAGTCCTTTCCATCTCAGCCATAAACGAATCGATCCGACGTTTCCAGGACCGATCAGATTTATCGACAAGGCAATAATAATGTATAGGATTTGCTTTCATACCTATATGATAACACACTATATACCCTCATTACGGACTCGCTCATCCAGTCGGATAAGTGTCTCCTCGACTCGCTGGAGATCCCCACGCTGAGCGACACCCCGGAGAGCCTCGGTATTATTTTCGACTCGCTCACTTAATATCAGAGCGTCAGACTGAGTAAACCGATCTCCAGACGATGCAAACTCGAGCAAGGTATCGACATCGCTCCGGAGATTAGCGAGATAAATAGATATCCCGATGATACCTCCGGTGAGAGTAAGACCCACCGCCGCAAATACTTGGAAAACCGCGAGCTTAAGCTCTTTTTTTATATCAGCTTTTATCTGAGTACGGATACCATTCTCCTCGTCAAAGGCTTGATGGACCATATTTTTAACGTCGGCTTGACTACACATAATCTCGGACTCTTTATTAGTATTACCCATAGTATAGCACCTTAGTAAAGTTCTCCGAGATAAAACTCTCCAGTCTGTCCGTCCACTCCGTCTGTCCCTGGAGTTTGTACATCTAAACCCCATCCAGACGTCCCGGGATCTCCTCCGGCTCCACCTTGACCAGCCGCGTTAGTAATCGTCCCTCCAGTACCATCATAAGTACCTCCGTAAAGAATATATAAAGCCGCTCCGTCTGATCCAGCTCCTCCTCCTCCTCCGTGACCAGAGTCGTCTCCAGTATCGTTCCCAGTCGCATTACCTCCATTACCACCATCGCCACCGTTACCGCCTCGAGCAATAATCGATCCGCTGATTGTCAGATTTCCTCCGACGACGAGCATAAATGACGTCGTACCTCCAAACCCAGCTCCACCACCACCTCCGTTACCTCCTCCTCCGTTACCATTACCGCCATTACCGCCGTTACCTCCATCGACTCCACCACCTCCACCACCACCACCGGCTCCACTTGCGTTAGTGTTAGAGTTTTGCTGTCCATTACCTCCATTACCTCCGACTCCGAGAAAACCATTACCGCCGGCTCCTCCGGCCTTAGGACTACCAGCTGAGGGGAGTCCATCTCCTCCATCTCCTCCGTTCCAGTATCCATCGCCTCCGGCTCCCGGGACACCTCCTACCTGGTTACCCGCTGATCCTCCGCCATCGCCTCCGTTACCTCCGTTACCGCCATTTTTACCAGACGCTCCTCCATCGCCTCCATCGCCGGCGTCCTCGTCAGAGTTGTCTCCGGCTCCTCCGTTACCGCCATCGCCTCCATTTCCATCGTCCACTCCAGCTCCTCCAGAGCCTCCAGCTCCAGCAGCGGAGGACGAGCTCGCGTTCGCTCCATTACCTCCGGCTCCTCCGTTTTTATCCGTTGCCGTAGTACCAGCTACGCCATCTGCTCCCGAGTCATCTCGAGCTCCGCCTCCGCCTCCGCCTCCGCCGAGAGTTGTACCGTTTCCATTATTTCCAGGCTGTCCATCCGGAGTACCCGATGTACCAGCGGCACCACCGATACTATCACTCGGAGAGCTTGTACCATCATTACCTCCAGCTCCTCCGTTATTCTGAGCTCCAGCCGTCATATCAATAGTCGGACCACCGTTACCGAGATTAGTCGATATAGTCGGTCGAGGAGTACCAGACCGGAGGAGAGCATCATCGATGCTGATAAGATGCTCATCCTCAGACGTTTTAATTACCCCCATAAGATTTATCTCTCCGTCAATTGTACAAGTCCCTCGGACTCTCCAGATAACCGGATTGCGTCCAGTAAATCGGACCGTCGCTCCAGCCTCAATATCGACATTATCGTAATGCTTAATACCAGACGTAATATAAACAGTATTACCAGCCGTAACAGTAAGATCTCCGTCGCGTCCATCGCCGGAGTTAAACTGAGTAATCACTTGATCCGAGAGCTTACCATTAGCCTCGTTAACCGGGACCTTACCCTCGTTATTAGCTGGAGTCACATCTCGATCAGCTTTTTGCTGAAAATGATCCGCTCGGATTATTGCGTCTGGTTGTGCATCTTTAGCCATATTTATTATTATACATTAAACCGATCCAGTAATACGACAAACGACTGTATGATCCTCCCCGGTTGCTTTTACGAGAGGAGTACTAAAGACGAGATGGTTAAACAGCTGACCCGATCCGACCGCTGTCGAACCATCGACAAACATACCAAACTCCTCATAAGTATCATCCGGAGTCAGTGTATCAGCATAAAAAAAGCGAAAATCAGCCGTCAGACCAGATCGACTGACCGCTCCGATCTGAGCCCGGACGAGACCATTACCGAGATCAGTATCAGACGCCGTCGCTGGAGTATTATCATCTCCGATATCAGCATATCTGATATTAGCTGAGTGAGTATTTATAGCGACAAGTCTGTCCAGAAAAATATAAATCCCTCGCTCAGCATTACCGACGACTTTATTAGGCATAAACTCAGACTCAGCGAGGATAATTCCATCCTTAGACTTGATCCATTTTACCTCTCCCTTTAAATTAAATGAGTCTTTTAACATAGATAAAGTATATCATTAAGTATACGTCGAGAAATTATACCGACCCTCATTACCAGACGTAACCGGTCCATAATTATAAGGAGGGGAGTCAGACGTTACGCTGACAATGATATCGCTCAGACTGAAAGCGTCGTCCACTTTACGGAAACGCTGGATGACCTCATTAGGACTGATCTCGATCTCCTCCCTCGACTTACCGATCAGACCGATAACGATATCGGTAAAGGTCGTCTGACCAGACTTAAGAAAATCGACCTTATAAATAAACTCGTCCGATCCGTTCATACTCCCGGAGATCTTATTTATTTTATAATCCTCAGAGACTCCAAACTTATCAGAGTCTATAGTAAGAGTCTGACCGACGATCAGACCTTTTTCTCTTGTCTGAAAGCTCCCATCTTTAGATCCGTTTTTCCACTGATCCAGTCGAGCGAAAGCAAGGATCTCAGCCTCCTCGATAGAGTTGATAGTCTTATCAATTTCGATACCCTCTCTCTCACCATAAGCAAGGACCGACGTCGGATCCTCAGCCTGGACGATGAGAGGGATCTGAGCATTACCAAACACTCGGACGACATCGTCAGCGAGGAGAGTACCCTCCGGAAATCGTACGAGCTTTTCCTGGAAATTGTAAAGACAGTCGAGGAGCCTCTCTCGGATAGTATATGTCTCAGTCCCTAGTAAAAAGATATCTCGATTTAAAGTAAGCTCAGTCTCGGAGTCGACTGATACGATGATCGCAAAAGTTGCGTCAGTGGTATTACTGACTTGATCTCCGACTGATACTCCGTCAGTAACAAACGTCGCACCGGTATCGATAAGCTGATTAGTGTTAGCACTCGTCGACGATCCGTCAGATAAAGACGCCTCAGTATCGATCATCTGATTTATAAAGTCGACTCCGACAGTCTGATCGATTTCATTAACTGTAATCTCGACATCACTGTATCGATATACTAAAGGAAACGTCTGATCGATACCGTTAGCCTCATACAAGTCAACAGCGTCAGCACTTGAGATCGCGTCACTGTATCGACCGCCTCGGACATAAATACGATTACGGAGCTCCGTTACGTTTGACTCAAAAGTCAGAGAGTTAAACTCAAGAGACCCTCCGTCATCATTTATGATAATCGGAGCGACAAGCTCTGACACTGGAAAAAACCGGATCACATTACCAGCGTCGACGTACCAGTCCCATCCCACACCGTTAGCGATTTTAGTAATACATCTGGACGGTTGCTCGTAATTAAAGCGAGCGGTATTAACTGTGGGAGATGTAGCTGGAGCGTCTAAAGTAAACCCGACCATAAAGTTATCGACTAAGTCCTGGACGATAGAGACGGCGTCAGTATCATTATAAGCCTTGACGACCAGCCTCCGATCCATCTCATAAAAACCATCGAGACAGACGTATGAGTAAGACTGTAACATTTGACCGCCGACCACTGAGTCAGATCTCTCGATGATAGTCCCTTTAAAAATATCAGTCCCATCCTCACTTAGTACAACACTTTGACCAGTGACCGGGAGAGGATCTTTAATACCCTCCATATCAAAAGACAGCGAGGATGGTGACTTGCTTAATTGCATCTCTAAAGAGAGCGACTCTTGAGCGACATCATTAGTCCGATCGACTGAGTTGATTGTAATTACTAAAGACATAATTTAATTAAGTGGTCCGGATCCGACGCTGGATACTTTTAGCGATCGCTTGCTCGACTCGAGCGACCAGCTCTTTACCAGAGACGTCTCCATATACGTTAACAGTTACTCCACTCCCGGATCCAGCTCCGGATCCCAGTTTATTATTAGCGACGATCGCTCCAGACTGACTCGGTACAAACATCTCCGGACCACGCTCTCCGACCATATAAGGAGATCGACTTTTTACCGGTCCTCCGATTGCTCGACCGGGGATAACATTTTTAACAAAGTCGATAGCACCACCTCCGATCTCTTTAGCTAGATCGATCGCTCGCTTAAACATATCGATCAGATCTCCCACCCAGTCGATGAGATCAGCGATCTGATTTTTAACACCA